GGTATTACTACTTGAGAAGTACCAGATGCAGAGGTTACATTGTATTGGTTCTGCTTTTCCATCGCTGGGACACGTAGCTGTCTTTGTATTCTAGTGATTGCCTGGTCAATGAATGTATCAGCAAGTGCATTCGAGCAATCGCTGCGATTAAGTAGAGCTATAAAATGGGCTCGAATTTCACCTTTGTTCATGGTTTACGTTACTTTCTTTTTCTTTTTCTTCTTTTTAGGAGGTTGGGCGGTAAGTGCTGCCCTAGCAAAATCTGCATTTGTGGGCGCTCCAGGTGAACCTACTTTGCGAGGCTTTTTACCTGATGCTTTTTTTTTGCGAATGTTATCGTATAAACTCATTAGCTAGACCCTCTTATCTGTTGTGAGGAACATGTCTAAGTCCTCGTTTTTTAACTTGCGTACAATTTCTGAACCTTTGGCTTCCCAAATATCAAATCCTTCTCGCATCCATTTTTCGACAACGGCTGTCGGTATAGACGCTACTCGCATCATATCTCCTGTAGGCTTCGAGCTGCTTTGGTTTCGAGCGTCTTTCAGATCGTCTAAGAACGACTGAGATATGTTTTGTGTGTGTTTACCAATCAACTCCCCATGCTCATGAATGAAGTTTGTTTCGTTTTGTATTAATATTGGCTCGTGTTGTTTTCTGTTCTGATTAGTCATTGTGCTACCTTGTAAATGCAAAAGGCCACCCAAAGTGACACAAAGTAAGGAGAGCAAAACCTATGTGTATCTCTGGGTGACCTAATTGATAAAGACCTATTAGTGGTCTATTTTCTTAGACTTATGACAATCCTGTGATTGCAACTGAGTCTGAAAAGTTAGTGTGCTTACAGCTCATTTCGCCGACAATATGGTGAGAATCTGAGTCACCTGTGCGGGCTAGTAATGTGCGTGTAAATGGGCGAAGCGTACAAGTCTTGAACATGGACGGATCGATCAATAGAGCGTGTGTTGATTTTAGCTGGCGGTTAAGCACAACTCTGTATTCACCATAGGGCGAAATGTAGAGATCAATCGCATTAACAAGTGTCTTACCTTGAGAGATCTCGCGGTTACGACCAGATGCTGCTGAGAAACCAGCAACTATTTGGGCATCTGCGGTTTTGATCATAAAAGTATTTACGTCTGAACCGTTTGTGTAAGCAGTTTGACCAGCTAACAATAGCTTTGCTTCTGTAAGAGCATCAGTAGCATTTGAACCGGCATCTACAGTTGTAGAAATCTGGTTTAAGAAAGAAGTCATCTTACGCGCTACTGAAGCAGAACCAACAACAGACGCCTGGGCTACACCCACGAGTGCGTGTTCATAGTCCTTTTTTATCTCCTTCAACTTCTTCGCGAGGTTGAGTGCAGTTTCGGTTTTTCTACCATGTGTGGCGACCGCATCACTTGTACCGGAAATGTTGAATCCCTTAGTTAAGATCTGCGTCGTGTTAGTGCGTTCTACTTGTGGGTCTAACGCAATCATGGTCGCTGCAGCTCCTTCGACTGCGCTATTCACGCCAGCCGCTGCAAGACTGTCCTCCAAAAATGAGAATGTACGAGCAGATATCTTTTCGTTTTTACACATGGCTTGCATGGGCGTATCAAACGGAGAAATGTTACTCAAAATATCTGAGACGTCCTCTTTCTGGCCCACAGTTGTGTATGTAGTTAATAGGGTCATGGTATTGTATTCCTTATGTTTTTTTGAAAATTAGACAAGATTTGATTAGTCTTTCCAGCCACTCATGAGAGCTGCTGCAATGTCATCTAAATCACTATGACCGTGTAAGTTTTTAATGGCAGCTTGCCGTTTTCTTTCGGCAGCTCCTTCTTTACTTAATGGTGCTTTTCTAGAACTAAGAACTTTGGTCTTACCGCTTTTTGACTTCGTCAGTTTGGCTTTTGCTTTTTTGCTTTTAGCGGACTGTTTTGATTGGTCATAGAGACGTGCTTTGTTAAGCAACATAATGACTTGTGGGTCAGTGTATTGGTCAACCTGTTCTTGTGGAAGTCCCGACTTTACAGCGTAGTTACGAATGTCTGAGTAGAGTTCGTTACCCCAATCTGGAAGCTGTTCCTGGAGAACCTTGACGCAGTTTGCGGCAGCTTCTTTGGATAGCTCTGATTGCTGTTGCTGTTGTTGAGATACAAGCGTGTTACTTTCCTCTTTTAAGAAAGTTAAGTCTTCCTCTGCTTGCTTTGCGTCTTGTCGTAGTTGGGCAAACGTATCTGGATCCATCTGACGACTAGCTACCAACATGTCTATGTCGGCATAGGGTTTGAACCTTGCTTCGGCGCGTTCTAGTAGTTTTTGGTATGACAACTGCGTTTGTGCCAGGCTTTCGTCTGATTGTTTTCGCTGGTTGGCTAAATCTTGAGACTTTTTGGTTAAAGACGCTTCTTGACCATAGAGGCGTTTCAAATCCTTTACAGATACCTGTTTAGACTCACCGTTGACATTGATGTCTACAATCTGATCGTCTGAAGCTGCTAGAGGTTCTTCGTCATCCTCTTCGTCATCATCTTCGTCTTCATCAGTTTCGCCATCTTCGTCGTCTAGTTCGTCTGTATCAGGGTCATCAAGGTTATCATCGCCTTCATCGTCCTCTTCAGTGTCTTCATTGTCTAGTCCATCTTCAGTTACCTCTGTCTCATTGAGGTCTTCGGATGTCGCATCTTCATCAACTTCAGATAAGGTTTCCCCGTCGTCCCATCGTCCTAAGATTGCTTCTGCCGCTTCATCTACATCGAGATTTTGCGGCTCAGAGTTTACATTTCGCTCGTTGTTCATGGAGCAGTCTCCTCTTGGCTGGTTTCGCCGTTCTGCTGTTCAATAATACTGTCGCGTACTTGAACTCGCTGTTTTAATGTATCAACCACGTCAACGAGTGCGCGATAGTGGCTGTATGCATCTTCTCTTTTATCCTGGTCGCCAGGTTGTGTGTTTACAAAAGACTGAAACGTTCTTTCGACCAGTTCGTTAATGACTGAGTTAAAAGCAGCACTCTCTAGTATAGTGCTTGCTTCATCCCCAGCCGTTACCAATTGCTCTTCTTGGTTAGGCATGTTTATGCTTCCTTAGTTAGTTAGTTAGTTTAGAGTTATTAGCCGTTAGGGCTTGCTATTGCGCGGACATCATCTGCGCTACGTGCAATCTCTAGTTCTTCTAGGTTGACGTATTCTTTGTGCTCAAATTGTGTTTCAGCTAGATCCTGTTTGTCAGACTGAAGAGCAAATGCTTGCTGTGCTTTCATTGTGTCTAACTCATGTTTCATCTGACGCATTTGTGCATCCATCTGCACCTTCATCTCAGCAACGGCAGTCTGGCGTTCTTGTAGCTGCATCTGCTGCTGTGCCATTTGCATTTGTAGTTCTGCATTTGGATCTGGTTGTGCTGGTGGTATCTGTGCTGGGTCTGTCAGGAAGTCAGCAACATTCTTGATACCTGATTTCTCCAGGACTGATGCCAACATCTTGAACTTGTTCATTGGTGAGTACATTTCTCCAAGTGTTGGATCTTGTGAGAATAGGTTGTGAAATGCCAGGTGCTTTTGCACCATGTTCTCCTGGTCACCGTATCCAAGGTGGAACTCTACCTGGACGTCACGCTTGTCAGCCCATTGGGATGGTTTCACATCAACATAACGACCAGCTAACTCAACAATCTTTTCTTCACTCTCGTTCTCTACGACCAATGAGTATACCATGCTGAATAAAGGTTTGAGGAAGTTGTTTGCAAAGTTACGTGCGATCACTTTCTGACGCTGTTGTGACATCGTAGCAAGCTGCTCAACCATAGCTGCTGAGTTCTGCTTGCTTATAGCATCTTTGTTCAGACCTTGTGATAGACGTGAGACACCAGAAGTGTCTTCCTTCTCTTCGTCTAGCATCTGCATTGTTTGGAATACAAATGGGTTCAGAGACGCCTGTTGCATAGGACTGATGGCGTCTGGCCGTGTTACGTTCACAATACCACCGACACGATTATCAATCAGCTCTCTAGGGTTCGTTAGTCCACCTTTGACCACTGTGTATCTAGGGTTATTTGTAACCATTGCGTGATCAAGGATTGACCTGGTTAACACTGTACGTGCATTCTGGATACCAAGCAGCTTCTCAGCAAAGTTGTTACCGTGGAATGCGTGGGGTATTGGTAGAGGGACAAACGCTACAAATGGGCGCCTGTTTACTATTTCTTTCTCAAGTAAAACATTAGATGCTTTGACTACTCTGTATAACTCAGCAACACCGGTGCCTTCGACATCTAGCTCTATGTAAGATTCACAAACCGTTATCTGGCGTGTTTGGCGTTGGTCGCCTCTAAAGTTAAAACCACGGTCAGCACCTATGTCGTCATGTCGTGATAAAATCTCTGGATCGCTGTCAAAGTCACTGTCTTCGTTGTCTGATATCTTATCTACAAGGTCTTCGTCGTAGCCCATCTCAATAAGTTCAGATATAGATTTTTTAGTGCGGTGTGCACAAAACGGCACTGTGTCCAGGGACTTTGCTTGTGGTGCAATTAGAAACTCTTCTGGTGCTATGGCTTCAACTTTAACTTGTGATGTATCTCTAGTTACTCGGAGATCCCCACTGTAAAGGCCCATCTCATCTTGCTCGATTTCCTCGATCTCGACGTTGTCCTGGGCAAGTACCATGTCCAGCTCTTCTTCAGTCAGATTCTCGACGTACTCAAGGGTGCTTTCGTCTTGCATACACCAGTAAACTTTGGCGATACCAGCGCGAGCTATAAGGCCATCGTGGATGACTGTTTGCATCGTCTCAAAGAGGTTATTCTGGCGGTGTAGAACGTAGTCAGTGTACTCTGTACATACTTCTGCTGTGTCAACGTCATCGGCGTTCTGTGGCGCAAATTTGAGGGTCTTGTTGCCTGTACTAAAAGTCTCTAGGAGTGCAGCTTTCATGCTTTCTACAGCGTCGTAGACGTCTTGGCTTACAAACTTGCTGTTGCCATCGTGCGCTGGGCGCGGCAGCTTTGCAGCGTAGTAATCCATCACCTTGCGGCGCTCTCTGGACAACTCGCTGTCATAGTAGCCAATTGAACGTCTGAGGTTCGTGTCAACAATTGATACGATCTGGTCGTCATCAAGTTTTTTATAGTCATCTGATTTCATTTTTTAAACCATCTCAATGTAAAATTCATCGACTGCATCTATTGGTTCCCAGGCACCCTCATGGATGTGATTAGCCAGGGCCAAACTCATTACGCAGTCATCGAAGCATCCAGCTTCTGCTTCCATACCACCGCTGTTAGTTACGATGTATGTGAGCATTTCTCGGATAGTGACTTTGTCGTTTAGTGTAATCTTTTTCTCTCGTACCGCTGCCCTTAGTTCATCTATAATCAGGGGTTTGGTTTTGGAGGTAGTAGTGAAACCTAGTTTTACAGTCTCTTTGTCAGTTAGTTTGTCTACCTGGATCTCAGTGTAGAAATTAGGGTAGGCCATGTCTTTACCAAGCCTGGTACACGTTAGAATACCGTGGCTGTTGTTCTCAACGATGATGTAAGCAAAGTTAAAGAACTCACCTAATCTATATAAGACTGTAGCAAAGTAATCAGGGTGTACCTGGGCGCGGTATGTTGCGACCTGGCGTTTCTTACTGTCGAGTACTTGGGCAACTGAGTAATCACCACCGCGAACACCCATAGCAACGTCTGCACCAATCGTGTACTTCTCGCCAGGATCTATAGTTCTGTAGATCGTAAGTTCACCACGTATGTTCTCTAGCCAATCTTCACCTTCAAGTGCAAGACGCTGTTTTGGATCAGGTGCTGCTTCTAGGTTTTCCTGTAGAGTTTGTGGATTAAACACTGGTCTACCGGTCGAAATGAAGGCCTCGTTTGGCTCTGCTGGGTACTCTTGCTGGAAGAGTTCAATGCCGTTCTGAGCAATCTTACGACGACGGAACATTAGCTGCTCGTTGTCTAGGTCGTACTTCTTGGATAACTCTGTTTCTTCTGGTGTAATCTCAAAGTTGCTAGGCACAGTCTCACGATACTCTGGATCCATGAACCAAGGTATAAACACTGGAACATAGCCGTTGGTGCCATCTACAGCGCCTTTCCAAAGATCATAGAAGATACCAGAGACACCGTTTGCTGTACTCTCGACGAATATAGCAGTTCCCTTTTTGTTAGGGACAGCTTGCGTCATCCCGTTCCAGTTCTCCAGGGCAGTGGACTTCTGCCAGAACGCAAGTTCTGAGGCGTGTACGTGTGTCAGTGTTTCACCACGACCAATACTTTCACCACCGGCTGTAGCAACAACAAATGAGCTGTCGAGTACATCAAATGTCAGCTCTCGCCTGGAGGAGTATTTGGTGTGTGGTTTTAGCAGCTCTGGGCAGTTTTCATGGTAACGCTTTGTCATATCAAAGAGCGCCCTAGTACTGTCAGAGTGATGGGTTACAACCATCGCTTTACATGCTTTGCGTTGGGAAACGTTAAAGTAAAGATAGCCGCCTACATACGTCGATAGACCCTGCTGCCGTGCTTTCAGTATGATCACACGTACCTTACCTTCAGCAGCCATTTGCTTGTCTACGGCATCTTGCAGCATAATCTGTGCTGGCTTGAGTTTTAGGTTCCGGATGTCTCCGTCTTTTGTTCGGATCTTGAGAGCTGACTTAGAGTAAAACTCAAATTCGTCATATAGCTTGCGGCGTATCTCTTTAAGTTTCGGTTCCATCATTGTCAGGTTGCTCTTCCTCAGTGTTGCTAGTGTCGTCTACTAAGAGCGACTCCAAGAAGGCTTCTGCTTTACCAATCGTAACCTCGCTCTTTGCTGCCGGTTTAGTCTTTGTAAAATCTAAGACCATTCGTGCTGCTGTTAGTCGGTCACGGTTTTGACCAGGCTCACGCATAATTTCAACTGCTGCTTTTAAAGCCTCAACTGCATATACGTCATCTATTTCATTATCTTTGGCCATAATTGACACAATCCTTTCAGCATCTGCTTTTGCTTGTTTTCGTATTGGTGTTATGGCCTCAAGAGTATAACCATCTGGTGTACCTTGTGGCCGACCAGGGTTCTTACGTTTTTTCGTTGACCACTGTTTTCGGAGTGCTCTGCCTTCCTCCGTTTGCATTAGTTTTGAGAAGTAGTTCTCTGTTCCCTTCCGCGCCTTTTTGGGGTGCGATAGTTCTTTTTTTGGTGACTTTGGGCGTGGGTTGTTTGGTGCTCCCATTCGCTTCTCCTATGATGCTTTTGATTACTGCGTGAGTTTGTGGACATTGCTGACAAAAGACTATGTC